AGAAACTTGAAGAAGGTGATCTCGAGGTGACATTCGAGAAGAAGACCGATGGCTCGATTAGAACGATGAGATGCACCGCTAATGCACCCAAAACCGAAAATCTGGACCAGAGAAAATCATCACGACCTGAAACTCTTATCACGGTTTACGATACCGAAGCCAAAGGGTGGAGGAGCTTCTACGCCGATAACATCAAAGAAGTCAAGCCTCTCGGGACCAACTTCAGCTTATTGCAGGAATGATTATGATCCCTAAATTCGAAATTGTCGATGTTTCTATGGACGATGGTCTGGGCATCAAAGTTGTCATCGTCGATGACCCCAGGTTCTTGGGCTATATCTTCCACTTTCATAAAATCGAATTCGATTATCAATCCGATGGTGTCGGTATCTCTTACGATCTCAACATCGATATCCACAAAGACTATCTGCCTACCACGATAACAGACGAGCAGACCAAGATGATCAAGGAAACGGCTCATGGTATTCTCGAAAAAATCATGACCGATTTTGTTGATGCGCACAATCTCGGTGCACTTGACAATCCGGCGGAGATGTTGTAAACTAATAACAACCAAAAGGAGGTACGTCTATGCCGTTGCTGCCATCAGAAAGAATCGTTCAGAAATTACAAAAATCAAACCTTCCGTTCCACGCTAACGATAACATTTCAAAAGTTCTTGAGCCGAATGACATCGCCGATCTAAAAGTAGAGGTGGAACAGAGGGTTCTGGAACTTCTGAAGAGTTTAGTTATCGATGTCGATAACGATCATAACACTCACGACACGGCTCGAAGAGTCGCCAAGATGTATGTCGATGAAGTCTTCGCCGGGCGATATCAGAAGCGACCCGATATTACGGTGTTCCCGAACATCAAGGATCTGGATGAACTTTATACACTTGGTCCTATCAAGGTGAAGAGTGCATGCAGTCATCATTTCGTGGAAATCGAAGGGTATTGCTGGGTCGGTGTTTATCCATCGGATATGGTGATCGGTATCTCCAAGATAGCGCGCATCGTCGATTGGGTTTGCCGTCGCCCGCATATCCAGGAAGAGATGAGCATCATTCTCGCTAACGAACTCGAGTCGATCATGAATCCCAAGGGACTCGGTGTGGTCATCAAAGCCAAGCATCATTGCATGACATGGCGCGGCGTCAAAGAAGAAGCGTCCGAGATGGTCACCAGTGTGATGCGAGGCGCCCTGCGAGAAGATACGCTCAAGACCGAGTTCTTCAATCTGATCAAATCACAAGGGTTTTAAGACATGGCGAATAGAAAGATAATCTGGGTCACTTTTCAACGCGCGGGGTTTCATAGATACCCCGATGCTCCCGATGATGTTCGTTATCTGGCTTACGAGCATCGTCATCTGTTCAAGTTCAAAGTGGGCATCGAGGTTTTCCATGATGATAGGGAGATCGAGTTTCATCAGTTCTTAAGGTGGCTCGAAAGTCTTTACGCCGAAACTCTCGTTCTCGATCATCGTTCTTGCGAGATGATTGCCGATGAATTGGCACAAGTCATTCAATCTCGATATCCCAATCGCGACCTCGAGATCGAGGTCTCCGAAGACGGCGAGTGCGGTGTCTTCGCCACTTACAGTAAGTGATAACAAGATGATTAAACCTGTCAATAACTTAACATCAGAATTTGTCTTTAGTGCTCCTTCCTATCTGCGAATCATAACGCATGGTAGATTACGAACCGTCCCGCATCTAAAGGAATTGACGGATAGAATCGTAACCGACGGCATCATGCGTATCAAAGAAGAGTTGAAGGAGATCGATTATCCGATGATGATCAGTATTCTTTTCAACGCTTTTACCGAGAAGAACTATCTCGAGCGAATACTCGCGTCGGGTAAGTTCGGATTCGATCGAGTCTATGCCGACTCGGGTGGATTGCAGATGATTACTCTTGGGATGACGGCGAATCATCAAGCCAAGCAAGACGTCTATGCTATTCAAGCTAAAACCGATTTGGCTATGTGCTTCGATGAGATACCGATCAAGAATGAGAAGATGGTCGGGCGAGCCGGGTATCTGGATAAGGTCTTCATGTATGAAGAACATGCGAAGTGCGCTTTAGAAACCTGCTATAATGTGATTTCTCAGATCGATTACTTCAGAAAGGTGGGGTCTTCGACCAAGGTATTCTTTATCGTACAAGGTAACACCTACAGCGACATGAGCGAGTGGTTCGAAATAGCCACGAAGACGATACCCAAAGATTACTGGGATCACATCGGTGGGTTGGCTATCGGAGGTGTCTGCCTGGGATACGGGCAGAGAGAAGATGTCGAGAAGATTGCTATCTATCGTCAGTTAAGAGATGACTTCGGCGTCGAGTATACCAAGAAGCATCTGCATATCCTGGGTGTGGGATCGGTGATGCGACTGCAACCGCTGATCATCCTACGCAATACGGGACTGGTTCCCGAAGATACTCACGTATCTTACGACTCCACCACTTTGAGCATGGCGTATACCTACGGTAACTTCATGGATAAAGATGGTGACATTCAGAGAGATACCCCGCTTTGGGAAAGCAACTTCCGAAACTATTATGATACCATCACACCCATCTATCTCGATTACGGATACACGCAGGCGGATATCGACTTTTATTATCACCAAGTCGTTAAAGACATGCTGTGTCATGATAAAATCTATTGCGATCATGAAGATGATCGACTAAGAGTTTTCCACCATTGCTTTACCGCGCTGTCTAATGTCTGGCAGATCATCAACTTCACGCATTGCTTGCATCGCATTTATGTGAATTGGGATCAAGGTAACGACCCCATTGGGATGCTGAAGCTCGTAAAGGACCTGGATTCCTTCTACGAGTGGGAGAAGGTATACGGTTCAATGGTGCCATCGAAACGCCTCACTCGAAAGAAAGCATCTATGCTCGAGGAGATGGTTTCCGGAGAAACCAATGGAGAGAAGGTGGTTTTACCAAGAGTAACCAACAAGCGTTCAAAAGGATCACTATCAGCTTTCTGGGAGGATTGATGAAAATTCGACTATCCGAGATTTTTGCAAGCGTTCAAGGTGAAGGCAGATTTACTGGGATGCCCACCATATTCATCAGGTTTTTTGGTTGTAATTTGAAATGCGACGGATTCGGGCAGAAGTGCCCGACAGATCCATCGACCTACATCTTGCCTTATAAGGATTTGGACATATCTCGATATCTCTCTATGTCCGAGTTACCGGTCTTCGAGTATGGCTGCGACTCCTCTTATTCTTGGTCTCCACGCTTTAAGAAGCTGGCTAAAGACTACAGCGTGTCCGAAGTCGTCGATGAGATTTTAAGAGTCGGTAGAGAGAGTCTCGGGCTAAGACTGCAAGAAGGCGAAGAAAGTTTAGATAACTGGACTCATACTCAAACCCGAATGCCGGCTCAAATCTGCTTTACCGGTGGTGAACCGATGATGCAGCAGAAAGCGATAGAACTCATCTTGAATGAGCTGGAGCACAGGAGCCTAAATCCCATTCAAGTCACTATCGAGACGAATGCGACTAAAGAACTGGTGGATCGCTTCGGTGCTAATCTCTATACCAAGCATGTTCACATGAGCTGTTCACCCAAGCTCTATACGGTGAGTGGAGAACAGGATGCTATCGATTACGGTATTCTGGCTTCTTACATCACCTATGCCGACTCGGGCGCCATCAAGTTCGTACACAACGGCAGTCAGGAAGCCTGGGATGAAATCGACTCCAAAATGGACACGCTTAGAGACCTCATTCGAGGCGAGCCTTGGCAGCTTTGGATTATGCCGGTAGGCTCCGTTCTGGAGTCGCAATCTCCCGACTTTCTGAGTCGTGTAGTAACCGAGTCTCTAAGGAGAGGTTTCTGGATCAGTCATCGAGTACACATCTCTATCTTCGGTAACAAAGTGGGAACATGAGTATGGAAGACATCTCTTTAGAAGATGTGGTCCTCCAAAATCTGATAACCAATGACGAGTTTTTAAGAAAGGCTATCCCTTACATCAAGGAAGAGTACTTCGCGGATCATATCAATCGTTGTATCTTCCGTTCGCTCAATGCCTACTTCCAGAAGAACAATCAAATTCCTAATCAAGCCATTCTGGCTATAGAGACCAAGGAAGACAACAGCATCTCTCACAAGGAAGTCGATGGTGTATTAAAAACCATCGGCAATATCTATCAAAGCGAGATGGTCGGCGATACCGAATGGCTGTCGAAGTCGGCGGAGAAATGGTGTCAAGACAGGGAGATGTATCTCTCTATCGTCAAAGCCATCGCGATCTATGATGGCACCGATAAGTCGCTGCTGCCTTCCGCCATCCCGGATATGATGAAGAGCGCCTTATCGGTCTCTTTTAACACGAGCATCGGGTTTGACTGGATAGACGATTCGGAAGACAGGTATGATCGTTATGAGTTGCCGCAAAATAAGATACCTTTCGATCTCGAAACATTGAACGATATCACTCTTGGTGGAATCACTCGAAAGACGCTATCCCTGATACTCGCCGGCGTTCATGTCGGTAAGACGCTATCTCTGGTTCATCTTGCAGCCGGTTATGCTCGTCTGGGTTATCAGGTACTCTATATCTCGATGGAGATGGATGAGAACGAGATCTTACATCGAATAGACGCCAACATGATTAAGACCCCCATGCATCTCATCAGAGAGATGGGTAAGTCCAAATTCATGAAAAGAATGGACCACATCAAGTCCAAGGGGTACGGGCGAATCAAAGTCATTCAATTCCCGACTTCGGCGGCTCATGTGGGTCATTTCAAGAACACTATCAACGAACTGAACATGAAGATGAACTGGATGCCCGATGTCGTCATAGTCGATTACATCGGTTGCGTGGCGTCCAATCGAATCAAGGTAGGATCGACTAACAGTCACTTCTATCTGAAGAGCGTAGCCGAAGAGATTCGAGCTATGGCTATCGAGTATAACATCGCTTGCTGGAGCGCGATGCAGCTTACTCGATCGGGTATGGGTTCTAACGATGTAGAGATGACGGACATCGCCGAATCCATAGGTATCCCTGGAGTCTGCGATCTCATGCTCGCCGGAATGCGAAACGAGGAGACGGACTCTATCGGACAGATCATCTTCAAGCAGCTCAAAAACAGATTCAGAAAGATGCAGTATCGCCCCAAGTTCGTTTTAGGGTGCGACTTCGATCAGCAACTCTTCTATGATCTGTCTCAGAGCGAACAAAATCTGGTCGCAGATACGGCAGCCGTTCAAATCGATTCTGCGAAGATTCAAGAGAAGTTCCAATCTAATAAGAGAAGAAAAGGTCGCTTCGAAAACGTCGATGTAGGAGAATAGCTGATGCTTAAAAAAGAATTTATCGATTTTGTCTATCTGAATAACATCATCCAGCTCGGAACGGTTCAACTAAAGAACGGTGATTACTCGGATCACTTCTTCAACTTCGGTAGGGTGGATACGCCCGATGCTCTATTCCATCTATCGAAGTGGTTAGTCGAGTTGGTGGGCGATGTCGAGTTCGATGCGGTTTTTACTTCGGCTTACAAGGGGATCACCGTTCAAACCGGTTTCGCTTTGGAGTATGGATACCAGTACCCACTCAAGAAGATCAGATTCGGATATCAGAGAAAAGAAGAGAAGGCACACGGGGAAGAGGGGAAAGTAGTTGGTTATCAGCCGAAGAAAGGAGACAGAGTTCTTCTACTGGATGATGTCTTCACCACCGGTTACAGCATCGATGAGATGATGAAATTTTTAAAAGGCTTCGGTGCCATCCCGGTTCTGGCGATGGTGTCGATACTTCGAGCCGACGAAAAGCTCTTCTCCAAATTCAAGAAACAGATTGGTATTCCGATTCGTTATCTCATCCACGATGATGAGATCACGGAAGTTTATAGAGACTACAGAGGTTGACATCATGAAAAAATTGCTTTTGGTTGGTTTGCTGCTGTACTCCACTCTCGCGCCCGCGCAAGGGTATGGGCCACCTCCACGTTGGAATGGGCCCGCTTATCCGGAAGGTAGACATCATTATCCACCTCCCCCACCACGATATCACGAACACCATCGATATCATGAAAATTATCGATACGAAGGGCCCAGATTTCATCGCCCACCGCACCCCTGGGGGTGCAACTGGAGCGGCAGGCACGGTTGGGACTGTCGCATTAGGGATACCGAGCGCCCCTACCCACGCTGGTAGGCGCTGACGCGGTGTAACATTTTCGTGGAAATATTTTCGCAAAATTTTTCCTGAAAGGCTTGACATTCAGGATCGTTGTGTTATACTATGCACAAGAAGTAGGAAAACACAACGGAGACCGAAGATGACGCGCAAAACCTCGAAAACTGCCACTCACCGCCACGTTTCGAACTGCACTGTTAAGTTCTCCAACGTCAAACACAAGTTCGGGGGTGACATGATTCGGGTAGTCTTTAGTAACGGCGAAGTGACCACTTTGTCCGCGAAGCGTTTCAACGAGCTGTTCACCGTAAACTGATTGGAGCCTACCGATGTTCAACGTATCCGAAATCCGCGAGACCCTGAAGACCGCCGCCGCTGCTCAAGTGCAGCAATACTCGCAGTACCGCGGTCACTTCGATGACTATGTGCTGGTACGGGCTCGCAAGAACGTGAAGTCGAAGCTGGGTCAGTCTTTCGTGAAGGACGAGGTCGCGATTGCCCGTCCCACGATTTACGAACAGCAACGCACTCTCCCAAGCGGTCGGGTAAAGATTTATTACACCATCGTGGTGTGGTCCCTGACCAACCGTTGCGATACCCACGTGATACTGGACGAGATCCAGATTCTCGAAGACGTGAAACTTTCCCGAGACACGATTTAAGTGGAGACCGAGATGGAAACTTCCGAACTGGTCCGTGCCATTGCGCTAAAAGCGGATTCTAATTCCCCGATGTGGGTTGCCTGGTCCAAACTGAATTTGGCTAAATTGGTAGATGCCGGTAAAGTGGACGAAGCGTGGGAGCTGCTGCTCGAAGCGGCTCGCGAATCGGTCCCGGAATTGGTTAAGTCTGTCGAAAACCAAGGGTGAGTGAAATGACGACTCTCAAGCAGATGTATTACCGCTACCTCGAAACCCAAGTACCTGGGTCGTTCTTCGAAGTAGATCTCTGCACCGGCAAGTACCTTTGCTGGTCGGTCCCTCACCAGCAGCAGTACACGATTTATAATTGGCTGGGCAAAGTCATGGGACAGGGGATCAGCCAAACCAGGCGTTATGTTTGGTTGGGCAACAAGGGTGCGGTTTACGTGACTAAGTCATCTAAGTTCGAGAAGAAGGAAGCGGATGACACCGATATCGTGCTCCCCATGAAAAAGTGGGTTTGGAAGACTTATTTTAACATCGACCTATGAGGTGAACCGTGACCGTAAAATTGTGGAAAGTGTATCTTTTCGTTCTGGTGATGGGAGTGGGCTGGGTTTTGAATGTAATCTCTCTTGCTAACCTGGCAATGGCGAATGCCCCTGTCGACACGATGTTCGTCCTCAAGATCATAGGCGTCTTCGCCGCCCCAATGGGGTCTATCCTCGGGTGGTTTTACTCATGATCAAACAGCTCATTATCATTCGCCGCGACCTCAAGATGAGGCGCGGTAAAGAGATCGCCCAAGGCGCTCATGCTGCCATGGCGTTTCTCACTTCGGTCATCTCACCAGAAGGGCATTTCAAGCGAGCCCTGACCTATAAAGAACTGCTCTGGATAGGCGGGTCTTTTACGAAGGTCGTACTGCAAGTCCACGATTGGGATGCTCTGATAAACGCTTTCCAACTCGCCCGAGAACACGGCATCGAGGCAAAACTGATTACCGATAACGGAACAACCGAGTTCAACGGTGTTCCGACTGTTACCGCTCTCGCTATCGGTCCCGAAGATAGCGAGGTTTTAGATCCATTGTTCGGGAACCTGAAGCTTTACTAAACTTTACTCTAACACAAGAGGTGAATATTATGGCCAACAAGAACGTTTTTCGTACCAGCCGCTATGTTGCTCCTGCTCCTACCGACACCGTGAATAACGCGGGTGGTGTGGCGTATGCTCTTGCCGATAAGGAGGCTCTGGCTCAGTTGGTGATGACCGGTACCTTTAACGGCACCTTCTACACTTCGGCTGAGAATCAGATCGACAATGTCAAGAATCTGCTCGACAAGCTCGGTCCTGCCGAGGCGTCGTTCATTGCCAAGCTCGCTATCCACGCGCGCAAGCAGGGTTTTATGAAGGACACCCCGGCGTATCTGGTGGCGTGGTTGTCCAAGAACGGACCCGAGGTCTTCAAGACCGCTTTCGGGCATGTTATCGATAATGGTAAGATGCTGCGCAACTTCGTGCAGATCATGCGTTCTGGTGCTATCGGACGCAAGTCTCTGGGTACCGCTCCGAAGACCATGGTGAAGAACTGGATTTCCGGGTCTTCAACCAATCAGCTGATTCGCGCGAGCGTGGGTAACACTCCATCTCTGGCGGACATCATCAAGATGGTCCATCCGACTCCGATTAACCTGGCTCAGAATGCGCTGTTCCAGTGGATCCTGAACGGCAAGGTGGATGCCGACTCCTATCATTATCTGCCGCAGACGGTCAAGGATCTGATGGCGTTCCGTTCGGGCGATAGCAAGGAGATGCCGAACGTGCCGTTCGAGCTTTTGACTTCTTGCGAGTTGTCAGTTGACAACTGGAAGGACATCGCGCGCAATGCGGGCTGGCATATGACTCGAATGAACCTCAACACCTTCGAGCGCAAGGGTCTTTTCAAGGATCCGGAAATGGTCTACACCATCGCCGACAAGCTGCAGGACACCAGTCAGATCGTGAAGGCTAAGGTGTTCCCGTATCAGATCTTCACCTCATGGATGAATGCGACGAGTGCGCCGGTTCCGATTCGCGAGGCTCTGGAGAAGGCTCTGGATTTCTCTCTCCAGACCGTTCCGGTCTTCGACGGTAAGACTTACATCTTCGTGGATGTCAGCGGCTCCATGAACAGCCCGATTACCGGACATCGTGCTGGAGCGACTTCGAACATGCGTTGCGTGGATGTGGCGGCTTTGATTGCGTCTTCGTTGATGCGCGCCAATGCAGGTAATGTGGAAGTGACTATGTTCGACACTCGCATCCATCCCGGTACGACTCTGCGTCCTACGGCGTCGGTTATGGAGAACGCCCGTATTATCGCGAAGTTCGGTGGTGGTGGAACGTCTTGCCAGTTGCCGATGCAGGATCTGGTCTATCGCAAGAAGAAGGGTGATCTGATCATCTACATCAGCGACAACGAGAGCTGGTTCACTCTCAGGCAGAACGCTTGGGGCGGTAACCACGGCACCGAGACTGCGCAGGCCTGGGCTGACTTTAAGGCGTACAATCCGAAGGCTAAGATGGTTTGCATCGATCTTCAGCCGGGGATGACCACTCAGGTGCAGTCGGACCCGCGAGTTTTGAATGTGGGCGGGTTCAGCGATGCGGTTTACGATGTAATCGCTAACTTCGCTTCTCAGTCCGCGGACAAGGACTTCTGGATTAAGGAGATCGAAGCCTCGGTGACTATCTGAATAAATAGTGTGATGGATCACACTAAAAAATTTAAACACTAAATTTGAAGGGTGCATGGTCCTAAAGACTGTGCACCCTTTTTTATTCGGAGAACAACATGCTATCATTCAAAAAATGGTATAACCTACACGAAGGCGGTAATGTCATAATCGGCGACACCGCAGCAGAACGAATCGACCTCAAGACAATCGATAGAAAGAGAGTGGTATCCGAGATCGGTAAGGCTCTTAAAGCCATCTCCGACCGTTACGCCAGTTTCCACGGAATGCCTCTCTGGGGCGATGACTTATTCAGAGATAAAGGGTTCTTGAGCGGTTCTTCGCTTCATCTCTTCAATGCCGCCATCCCGGATGAGACTTTCGTCAAGCACAAGCCTACTGTCGGAGATATCGATACCCAGGTAGACGGCAATCAGAAGAAGCAGATAGAAGACTTCCTGAAGAAGTTGCCTGCCGGTGAGAAAGTCGGTAACACCCTCTATGTCGGTTATAAGCCGTCCGGTGATCAGTTCATCACTCTCTGGACTATACCGTCTCTCGGTATCTCGGTACAAGTCGATTTAGAACTCGTGGACTTCAAAGACGGACGCCCGACTCCGTGGAGTACGTTCAGTCACGGCTCTCCTTGGGAAGACCTATCGATGGGTATCAAGGGAGTCTTCCAGAAGTATCTACTCAGAGCTTTCCAAGCGCGCACAGCCAAGGATGTCTTGATCAGAGCCAAGACGCCCAGAGGTAAGGACAAGATAATCAGGAAGTCCGATTTGGCTTTCTCCTTAAAGGGACTTCGAGTTAGAATGACTCCGGTTCTCGATGCTCAGGGTAACCAGACGTTCAAGAACGGGATGCCGGTATATGACGAAGTCGACTCGGCTACAGCAGATTACATCACCGATTTAGATGTTCTCTTTACGTCCTTCTTTGGAGTGAAGGGGAATAAAGCGGAAGTCGAGCAGATGGGCTCGTTCGTCGGTTTAGTAGGGCTGATGAAGAAGTACATGAGTCCTACGGATCAGAAGAAGGTTCTCGACGGATTCGCGAATGTCCTTTGGGAGAAGGGTGCCCAAGGTTTAGTCAGAGGAGATCCCAGAGCCGATTACGATACCAAGATCAGGGCTTTCGATTTCATCACCAAAGGCTTGGGCATCGGTTCAATCGAAGATTTCGACTCGGTAATAAATAGTTATTACAAGGGATATAAGGCATGATTAGGTTTAGAGATTTTATAGCCATTCAAGAAGAAGTGGTCGCTTCAAGAAGACAAGGCATTACTCACCTCCAGGAAATGAAACCCGAAGAATTCGTCGCCTGGATGAGAACCGTTAAAACCGAGTTAGGGGGTATCTTGAAGAATGTCAAAGCCGTCATGAAGATCGATGGACTGGGTGCTCGATTCGGAAAGGATGCTAACGGCCGACCTTTCTTCGAGGGCAGCAGGACCGGTCCCGTATTCGATAGCGGCGCCTTTAGTGCTCATGCCAGAGGGAAGACGGACGATGTCGAAATGATAGCGAGAGCCGTTCACTATGATAACATGCTCGAGATCTTCAAGAAAGAAGACTTCATGAGTGCTCTTCCGAACAACACGAAAGTCGTGTGCGAAATCTTCTATAACCCGATGGCGGAAGAGACCGAGAAGGGAATCAAGTTCGTGACAGTGAGCTATGATAAGAGTAGGTTGGGCTCTCTGATGACGATTATGCCTTATACGGTACTGGATGCGTCTTCTGGGCACGATTCGCCGGATAAGAGCAGCATTTTGAAATCACTCTATCAGAAGAGCTCGGATAAGATCAAAATCATCGATCCCAATCTCAAGTTCACGGAAATCGATGTCAGCGTTTACGCCGACGCGGCGAGCGTCTATAGCGATGAGTCTCTGCAAATCTTAAAGAGCCGTAAGGCAACGGACAGGGCAGACAAGCAGAACCTTCTGAACGCTCTTCAAAAAATCAAAGATGATTTGGCTGATTACCTACTGACTCATCCCGGAATAGAAGGTAAGTTCAAACTAGGCCCTGAGATAGAAGGCGTGGTTCTGCACTTGCCCGATAGGGCCACGGGTACGGCGCCTTATAAAATTACCACCGATGCTTTCAAAGCATCGCATTCTAGGAAGTAGAACATGATTGGCAGAAAGACACTAGCCGACTTGGCTGATCAAAATAAAACCTATTATGATCTGATTGTTAAACCGAGCAAGAATGTTAGAAAATTGCCTTACAAGATTCACCCTAAAGGTGCGGTGATGCTGAAGGCGGCACGGAAGTGAGTATACTCAATACGCGGTAATTCCTGCGAAAGAAAAGGTTAACATTCTGAATTCCAAATTGAAAGCTATCGGGAGCATGGATACGCTTCAGGTATCTTGGAAAGGAAAGGTAGGCTATGTGTCGCTGAATAGAATTTTAGCACCCAACCTCATCGGACGATTGAAGAATGTCTTTCAGAAACCTGTCAAACAACCTGATTCCAGAATCAACTATCTGAATAAGAAGATACGAGAGTGTCTGCAGTCGGTTGCTCAAGCACGATCGGCTCTTCCTAATGCTCAACCGCTTCAAGGATTGACGATACAGATTAAAGGTCAGAATTCGACGAAAGAGATGGAGAATGTGGCTTTTGCGTTCGACATCCCGCTAACGAAGGACTCTTTAGCTGATTTTGCTTTCGGGTCTTCTCGAACCGACCTGTCATACTGGTTTGCAAAGGTTCCCGATCCACCCAGCCTATCCGAGTTCTTTCAGGATATCAAATCCTTCATCTACTCCGACTCGTATCTTCAGAGGTTTTTAGACCAAGTTTTCAATAACTACATCGATAAGTCAGAAGGTAAACTCGCTCTCCAAACTTCTGTCTATCAGATACTCAATCCCAGCAACAATGAAGCCAGACAGTTCTTTATGAAAGCTATATCCGGTCCTACCGGAGCCATGAATGCCAACAGTGCTTCTAATGTTACATTCTATGCCAATGGTGATCCTACTCTCACTTTGGTAGACCCGGTCGCTGGTTTATGCAAGATGACCTTTAGTGAGGAAGTTCAGTTGAAAGAAGATTTGATCGCTGTCTTCAATCAGAAGAAATCGTGTATCGTTGTCGAAAATTCTATGGGAGCGGTTGCTAAAATCAAAGGGAAAACGATTAGGAACATTTCGATAGGTCTTTATTACATTGATTACATTAGAATGTTAAGAGATGCCATCGAACTTAAATAGATAGATTATAGGAAAAGCAAATGGAAAAACTAAAGCCGGTCGAGTTGTTCTTGGGGCGTATGCAACCGCTGCATAACGGACATAAGAAGATTATAGATTCGATGAAAAACCCTATCGTCGTAATCGTTAAAGGCAAGAAAAGCGGTGCCGATGCGGAACGCAATCCTCTGGATGAAGAGTACCAGAAGAAACTGATCGAAATGATCTTCCCGGGACTCGAGGTCTCTATCAGCCCGAACGGGTTCTTACCGGGCATCCTGGGATACTTCAGAAAGCAAGGTAAAGAAGTCACCAAGATCTATGCCGGTGCCGACCGTATTGCCGGCTATCAAGATGCTATCAACCGAGCCAACGAGAAGATGCCGGAAGACCAAAGATATCGTGTCACGTTCCAAGAGACCGAAAGGGTGACGAGCGCGACCACGGTAAGAAACGCTATCAAGAGCGGAGACAAAGACACCTTCAAGAAACTGGTGCCTTCCGCTATATGGGGTGAGTGGGATACGCTCAGAAAGAAGTTAGGTGTCATGAAAGAAGGGATTCTCAAATTCGGTCAGTGGATGGAAGATGCCGCAGTAACCACGACCGTTGCGATTAAAGATGCCCAGAAGGATATTCCTTTGGGTCCTATGGTGAGAAGAAAGCGAAAGAGAGGTGCATAACATGCGGACTACCAAAGATCCCGTCTGTCGTTTATGATTTAACTATTCCCGGAACTGGTGAGGTTATCAAGTTCAGACCGATGCTCGTAAAAGAGTATAAGGCTTTGCTGCAATCTCAAGAACTGGGAGATGATACCGGATTTATCAACACTATCAGAGGAATCATCGATGATTGTCTTCTGAATAAGGTAGATGTCGACGATTTGCCGATGTATGCCATCGATTACATCTTCCTTCGAATCAGAGCTAAGAGCGTCGGGGAAATGGTATCCGCCGAGTATAAGTGTAACGCTATGGTTGACAAGCTAACCGATCACGATGAAAACGGTGTAGCCCACTCATCGGAGAAGAAGCCCTGCGGTCAAAAGTTTATCGTTCAATTTAACCTGGAAGATGCCTTCGTTAAGTTCCCTGAAGACTTTCATAAGAAGTGCGTCATACAATTAACCGACGACATCGGTATCAGACTAAAGGCGCCGACTTTTAGGAGATTTCGCAGCGTGGGTTTAGAAGGGAAAGGTATGCTGGACATTACCGACGAATACGTTTTCGCTTGCGTCGACTCCATCTTCGAAGGAGAGAAAGTGATTACACCCTCCGAGTTCACTCTCGACGAACTCAGAGAATTCATAGAATCATTTCCGGCGGATAAGATAGATGCTATCTCCGAGTTCTTTCAGAATCAACCGAAAGTGACTATGGTGATGACGCTCACTTGCCCTGCATGTAAAAACCAAGCCATCGTCGAACTCAACGGGTTAAAAGATTTTTTCGACTGATGTTCGCGAATGGCGAGCTTGCGGACATCTATAGAACGGATTTTTTGCTTGCCAAGGAACATAACATCACGTTATCGGAAATCAACGATATGGTTCCGTTTGAAAGGATGATTTACATAGGTATCATCATAGATTACCTAGAGAAGAAACAGAAGGCTATGCGCCAATTTTAAGGGAAGAGTAAATGCCATTACCCACTATAAAAACAGTCGCACAAAAAACCGTTGGGGGTTTAAAGTCGATAAAGGAACGTTTGAGTACACCGACACCGGCGTCTCCAGCAGAGACTCCCGCTCAATCGAATACTCCACCGACACCGACTAGAAATGTACCTACTCAAAGAGCTGCAAACAACCCGATTTCCAGGGTATCTAATACTGCCCGAAATCGACCTGCTGTTCCCGATGCCGGTGCGATTGCTTTTTCTAGAAACCAAGAAGCCAATGATAGGGCCATAGAGAGATCGAGAGCAGGATACAATCCGCTGATTCCTCTGATCCAAAATGTCAATATCACTCTGGTTCGGAATCGATAAAACTCTAAACAGCATTTTATCTATTCTTAAAGATCATCTCGACAACCTGCAATCCAATATGGGTAATACCGGAATCGGATTTACCGACATTGCAGGAGTCGTAGGTGGTGCAATAGGAGCGAAGACCCTTAAAGATAAGATCTTTGGACCGAAGGGTGGTCCAAAGCCACCTGGTGGAGCTACACCACCGGGTACGACGGCACCTAAGAAAGCGGGCTTCTTTGAAAAAGTCTTTGGTAAAAGTGGTTCGTCTATTGCCGATGCCGCTCACGGAAGACCACCTATTTCGACAGCCGCAGGTGCGGCAGGAGAAGTGGGTGCGGCTGAAGCAGGAGCAGCAGGAAAGGCGGGAGGCTGGTTTGGTAAACTCGGCAAGTTCATGAAGTTGGGTTCTAAAGTCGCGGCGCCATTAACGGTTGCCATGACCATGGCGGAAAACATGGATGAGCTTTCGAAGACAGGCGCAGTAAATCCTCTCGCGCAAGCTGGAAAAGCGGCGGGAGGATTAGGTAAAGTGTTCGATACGGATAAGCCTTTCTTCTCGATGAGTCGTTTGGAAGGTGCCGGTGAAGCCATAGGTGGCGCTACGGGTGCTGTCTATGGTGTCGGAACGCAGATAGGTAAGGCGATAAACGACATCATACCCGATGATGTCTCCGATCAGATCGTGGATGGTATAGTCAGTCTCTTCGGTGGGGAAACGAATGCCGATAGAGCCAAGAAGCAGAAAGAACTGGAAGAGAAGCAAGCCAAGGACTGGGAAGAGCGCAAGAAGATTCGCGAAGCCGAAAAGAAGAGACTGGAAGACGAACAGAAGAAAGTCGACGAAGATAAGAAGGGCGCGGAAGAGAAGAGGATCGCGGAAGAGAGAGCTATCCTGAAAGAAGGACAGATGACTGCATCTGCTGGTAATACGGCAGGCGCGGTCAGTGATACTCCTGGAGTCAATGTCGCCAATACAGCGGACGTGGGTGGATTGAAACCATCATCTTCTTCGGTATCAGGAACGCTGAAAGGATTCGATACCAGTAAGCTACCCAAGCAGTTTAAAGACTTTGTGGCAGAAGTAGACAAAGAAGGCACCTATAAAGGTGACCCGAATTGGGCTCGAGAAGAAGCCAAGGATCGCTGGGATGAGTATGTGATGGAGGAGAAAAAGAAAGCCGTTCAGGCTCCTACTCCTACTCCAACTTCTCCTACTCCAGTGACTTCTGTAACGACACCTAACATCGTAGAGGCTACGCAAAAAGCAGCAATGGCGGTACAGATTAACCAGCCGAAGGATCAACCGATTCCGGTGGTTATGACCGATGAGAAGGGAACACCGTTAGTCAGCTCGGTCGATAGAAAAGAGCAGGCCAACCTTCTTGGTGGGTCTACGCCAGCGCCAGCGCCTCCCGCTCCACCGCCAGCGGGAGCGCCAGCGGCACCGCCGGCAACCACAGGGGCGGGAGCGCCAGCAGCGGTACCAGCGCCGGCAGCAGGAGCACCGACGGCACCAGGAGCGCCGGCAGCCGCGCCAGTGGCACTGGGAAAGATAGATCATACGCCATCGACATCAACCAGAAGCGTATCACAAACTCTGGAAGAATTAGGTTTAACTCCTGAAAGAATTTCGACCATTGCAAAAGCGGCGGGATTCGACATCAGTGTCGAAGAAGCCAAAAACAGCCCGGATAAAGCATTAGCGAAGATCGGTGTTAATGTGGCTTCGCTCTTGCATCAGAGCGAAGCTGAAACGCATATACCGACTGAAAAAACGCCATGGAGAGCGTTTAGTACAGAACAAAGAGGTAGCGGTAGTAGAGCCGGGACAGAGACGAAGAGAACGAACTCTAAATTCGGTGGGCAACCGACGGTAATAGAACAAGCTAAAGTTCATGCGGCAGTTCAAGATGTCGTGGCACAAGCACAAACGCCGACCACTCCATCGACACCGGTAACCACTCAACCGATTCCTGCACCGGGAATGGGCACGGGGGCACCAACAGCACCCGTGGCACCAGCGGGAGCGCCAGCACCAACCGCACCCGGACAACGAACGGTTGCGGGATCATATACACCGACACCCGAAGATTCGAAATACTTCAAAGGTGATTTGAGTAAGCTGAAGGGAATGGATCCTGTCTTTGTCGATAAGCTCAAAGCCGCATCGGCAGAAGCGGGAGTCGCGTTGCCATTGACATCTGGATTTAGAACGCAAGAAAAGCAAGACCAGCTAAGAGCCGAAGCCGTTAAGAAGTATGGAAGTGAAGAGGCGGCATCTAAATGGGTCGCCAAAACCAGTATTCACACAACCGGTAATGCAGCCGACTTCAGCATGGGCGGCGATGCGGAGAAGTTCTGGAACAGCAATCCCGCTCTCGTTAAAGCGATGGAGAAGCAGGGGCTACATCGCCCGCTATCAAATGAAGCCTGGCATTGGGAAAGCGATCTCACTAAGGGTCAAAACCGAAAGGGACTTGCCGCTAAACTGATCGAACAAAGAAATGCTTCGCTTGCCGCAGGGACTCAACCACAAACAGGACAAGCTTCACTTGCTCAAACAGCACAAGGAGTGGCAACAGGAGTACCTGCAATGCTGGCTGCACAGGGAGTACCTGGTGCAGCCGCAGTATCTGGCGCAGTAGCAAAAGCACCTAAAATATCTGCGGATGTAATGGGAAGATTCAATCAGGTAAAAGGTAATCTTCAACAAGCTGCTCAAGCAACCGGTGTCAATGCGGGCACTTTGGCAAAAATAACCAATATAGAAAGTAGGTTCAAGACAGATGCAAAAGCGGGTATATCGAGTGCTCAAGGATTGGGTCAATTCATAAACTCGACATGGACAGAACAAATGGCTGCTCATGGAGCCAAATATGGTGTAAAGGGTTCTGGACCTAAAGGACAGATAACCAAAGAAGATGCTGAAAAGTATCGTAATGATCCACAGATGCAGGCTAACATGCTGGCAGAGTATAGCAAGCAAGGTATTAAGCTGGGCGAGAAGTATAACCTTGGCGATCAAGATGCCATGGTGTATGCACACCATAACCTTGGTCCTGGTGGTGCGAAAAGGCTATTTGAAGCTGCGGGCAAGAATCCTAATGCGCCTATTACTTCGGTTCTTACTGCTAAAGAAATAAAGAATAACCCGTCTCTTTATAAATCAGGAATGACTGCTAAAGAAGCTTTTGATAATCTTGGTAAAAAGATGCGTGAAGGCGAGAAATTCGCACAAGAAATGGGGGCACCATCTCAGCAGATCTCAGCATCTCCAACGACTCCTACAGCACCACAAGTCACTCCGGCTCCAACGACTACGACGGCACCACAAGTCGAGACGGGAACCGCAATGGCTCCGCCGCCACCGGCAACCGCTGCTGCTCCTGCGACTCAACCGGCTCCAACGACTACGACAGCAACTCAACCAGCACCTACTCGAGTACCGGTCGCTGCGGGTAAAATCGATCATAAGCAATCCACTTCAACCAGAAGTGTCGATAGCTCTTTGGCTGAAATGGGATTGACTCCCGATATGGTGAAAGCCGGCGCTTCCGCATTGGGTATGGGTGAGAAGAGCGCCGACGAGCTATTGACCATGGGTGGAAAAGAAATCGCCTCATTGCTTCATCAAGGAGAAGCCTACACTCATACACCGACTGCAGAAACACCATGGAGAGCGTTCAGTTCGGCACAAAGAGGTAACGGTAGTAGAGCAGGAAAAGAAACGATTAGAACCAACTCGAAGTTCGGTGGACAGGCTACGGTCGAAGAAAAGGCGCGTCTTTCTCCAAATCCTATTGCTCAAAATACGGTTAGCGGCATGACTCCACCGGCTGCCGATATCTCTACTCAGGCGCCATCGGATGTTGCTGCATTAGGACCAAGAGCGGCTCAAAACTATAACCTGCTGGGTATGCCGCAAGTCCAAGCATCATTGGATGCTTTGCAAGCAGGTGGCGCAAAGATAGGTAGCGGTCTGTCGGCAGTCGATGCGATCAGGCAAAGCGGCGGACTCGGTCCTATGGTGGGCGGTGACCTTTCAGGATTAGTGGGTCGTGTAGCACCGGAGTTATCTTCTGCGGTCAACGGTATTCAAGGTGTCTTTAATCAGTCGTTATCCGGCGGTGGGGGATTCGCAAGGAACTTCAATCAAGCTACCGGCAACGCCTTAAAAGGAACCGGAATACCTAAAGCCATAGGCTCTGCATTAGGCACCTCTGGAATTCAAGGACCTATATCGGTCGGCAATGCTGCAGGCGGGGTGCTTTCATCTCTGATGGGAGGTGGGGCTGCTCCATTACAAGCCACACCTAATCAAGGACTCGGTAATGCATTAGAGAACGCGGGATGGAATGATAAGATGGGTGAAATGCAAGCCAGTGCCTCGACTCAAAGTGCTATGAGTGCCCAGAATAGTGCAATGAGACCGTCGGAGACCAGAGGACCTTCCGAAAGAGGATCCTCTGTCATGGACGGTCAAAATACACCAATAGAGGTTAGAAACCCCGAGTCGAGTATCAGGCGATTAACCGATATGCTGATCGCGTATACCTTCGGTTAAGAGTTTCTTCCGCCCGATAGGGCATCGAAGAGATTCGCGAGGCTGCTGATTAAGGTGTCGTCTTCTGCCGGTGCGCTTCGAGCGAGTGCGATGAGGTCTGCTTTTTCGCTCTTCGCTCTATTCAAAGTCGAGGCTCTGACTGCTGCAGAAGATGATTTAAAGAGCGCGCTGTTATTGGCGATCTTGTAGTCTTGAATAGCGGAAACGATGTCGACGTCGCTCATCTTATCGATGCTTCTTCCCGATAGTGCCTTGGTGATGAGCGAAGTTCCTCCACCGAATTGCACGCTCGTGGACCATATCGCATCCTGTACGGCTGGACCTCTCTTCGTGAGATCGATCCCTTTTTGCCTCAGCAAATCGATTTGAGGTTGATAGTGAGTCAGGCGAATGAACTCATGCTGCTTCTCGCCGAAGTCGGGATAATACTCCGGTGCCTTCTTCCAAAGCGCAGTGAACTTCGGTGTACCGGGTTCGGCAAAACCGAAGTATTGCGTATATCCCATTCGTTTGACGAAGACGGCACAGGTTCCGGTTTTAGAGGATAGCTGATAGGTTCCGATAAGAAACACCACCGCGATCGCCCGCACCGGAAGAGACGGTCGTCGGTCCGCCATTCTTTCCGACTTCATATCTGCGAGATGTATCTCCTAATTGCCAACTCATGACTTATCTCCCCAGCCGCTAGATGGCTCTTCTGGTTCTTCGTAAGGTACTCGTCTAGTGACAGGCTTAGTTCTATGATTATCATCGGGGTTATCCTCTTGATATTCTATTTCAGCGTTCTCGGCAGCAGTATTCTTATTATCCGGTAGGAAGGCACCGATAGATCCGACGATAGCTATCGCGATGGGGATGATTGCCTCGGCTTGTTCGGGATGCTGGGTTGCCCATGTACCGGCAATCAGCATGATGATACCACGCCAGGTACTGGCTTCTCTCAATCGAGCCAGAATGTATTTGATGATGATTTGCTTCATTTCAATCTCCTTTATGATTTTAATTATTTGGAGAAATCGTATATTGATGTTTGATGTTTTTTAAAATGTCCAGCATTCTCTTATGGTGAGGAACGGGATCGTTCGGATTCAATGAATTCAAGAATAACAGGCATGACTTAACCACACCGAATTCATCATCGCAGCATATCACTCTCCAAATCATATTGGATGCTTCGATCCCAAAGACATTCAAACAGATGATGATGTTATTGAGCAGAAGTCGGTCACTCACGGAACCAGATGCGAGAAAACGCCTAGCCATCTTTCGAGTGATATAAAAACGAAAGAAGTCGCGTCTGAACTCTTCTTCATTGAATAGAGTTTTATTGGGATAGGCGTCGAGAGCTATCTTGACGACATATTCACGATCGGTAAGTAACTTAGACATTATGAACCGTTTTGAATCTTCTTGGGGCGTCCTCTTCCTCTCTTCTCGGGAACCGCTTCAACTACCTTGGTCTCTTCGGAAACCGGTTCCAATGTGGCTACGGATCCCTCGTAACTCGGTTCCGTAATGATTTGAACGAAGGCGTTCTCGATGACCTCGGGGCTTTCTTCCGTGGTGATTTCAACGAATGAATTCTCAACCGGGCATTCTGCAGGAGTTTCGATTTCGAGTACGACAGACGGTTGCTCTTGTTCGATTCTGGATTTGAGACCTCTCAGAGAGATTAGAATTTCTCCGGTTTTAGGGTGAACCCAGCCTTGTTCGGTTGCAACAGCATAAGGAGCCCATTTTGGGGGTGTCAGATTTTTCATACTTCTTACCTCTTTTACATGGATATAAACGTATTTATGCCCCAGGACTTGACAAGTTGGGATCGATGTGCTATACTATGAAAAAGTCGAGGTGAACAACATGCTATGGGTAGACATCAAGTATGCGAATATTCTGGGAGGCAAGCTAACCAAGTTCAAGATGAAAAGTCAAACCCCCTACATCGCCAACTATAGATGTCCTCTTTGCGACGATATCGAAGAGAAGAAGCGAGCCAGAGGTTATCTGTTAGAGAAGGATGGAAAGATTAGTAGCTATTGTCACAACTGCGGGGCATCGATGTCGTTAGGCTCCTTTATCGGAACGATAGACTCGCATCTGTATCAGGAATACCGACTGGAAACTATGAAGGAACGCTGGGGAAAGCCCGTTGAGGAGAAGGAGATAAAGTTCTCCAAACCCGTATTCAAACGATCTATCAAGCTGGGTATGCCACTTTCTGAAGGACTAAATAATGCTGCCTATGATTATGCGGTGGGTAGAAGGATACCTTCTCGATTTTACGATAGTCTCTTCTATCTGGAAGATCTTAATCTCTTGACCAGTCAGATAGAGAAGTATAAGGACACCCGATTCAGTAAAGAACCCGTCTTGGTGATCCCCTTCTATACATCGGAAAGAGAGTTCAGCTACATCAACTGCCGCTCCATCTCCCCGTCAGCGTCTTTCAGATATTACGTTTTAGAAGTCAGCGATAGTCATCCCAAGATTTGGGGACTGGAGTTCGTTGACTGGACGAAGCCCGTCTTCGTCTTCGAAGGACCTATCGACGCCATGTGCGTGCCTAACTCGATTGCCATGGCGGGAGTCAGCGGAAACGAATCCATTAAGTTCATCACTTCTAAGAAGAAAAAAGAGGACATCTGTTTTGTTTACGATAGCGACTGCATCTACAACAAAGAAGTTCACAAACAGGTTCAGAAGAGAATACACGAAGGTTTTAGCACGGTTATCTATGATAAAAATTTCCCAGGAAAAGATGTTAATGAGGTGATATGCCATGACCTAATGACACCCGACGAAGTTTATGAGTATCTTCAAAATCGTTCGTTTAGTGGGCTTCGTGCCCAGATAGAACTTTCGCATCAAACCAAAGCCCAAAAAATCTCTTAGAGGAAACCAATGAAAGAATATGATGATGATTACCCGCGCCGCTCGAAGCCAGTAGAAAAGGGTAGAAAGACTCAGAAGTTAAGAAATCTGTTCAAGAAAATCGATCCGCACGCCATCCCTCAGATTGAAGAAGATGAAGAGTTCGAGGAGTTGGATCATTTTACCAAGATAGTCCATGCGAGAAGATAACATGCTAATCTTATTTGATTTTTCACAAATTGTGATCTCGTCCGCCATAGAATACCATTCACAAACCAAGGAAGCCATCGAACTTCCTCTCTTGCGTCACATCTCTTTGAACAACATCCTGTCGTATAGGAAGAAGTTCAAAGCGAAGATCGAGGAAATGATCATCTGCTGCGATGGCAGAGACTACTGGAGAAAGGGCGTCTTCCCTCTCTACAAGCAGAACCGAAAGAAGGATCACGACAAATCGGCGTTCAACTGGGACAAGTTCTTCGAGGACTTCAACCAAATCAAAACCGAGATCAAAACCGAACTACCCTTCAATGTGGTCGAGGTCTATGGGTGCGAGGCAGACGATGTCATTGCAGTTCTCAGCAAGCAGCAATGCCCGCATCAAGACAGAATCATCATCATATCCAGCGACAAAGATCTGATCCAAATACAAGAGAACATCTGCCCGAAAGTCGAGCAGTGGTCTCCGTTTCACAAGAAGAACATCTCCCCCAAAACCAACTCCTATAGTCTATTCGAGCATGTGATTAGAGGAGACGCCGGCGATGGCGTACCCAACATCTTAAGCGACGACGACGTCTTCATGGACGATAGCAAGCGATCAAAACCGATTCGAGCCACCAACATCATGCAATGGGAACAGAACGGCGGGCTCGGGTACCCCGAAAGGTTCTGTAAATCGGAGGAGATGCTTGAGCGTTTCAACCGCAACCTCAATCTAATCGACCTCCGCCAGATCCCCGAATGCTTCGTCAAGAAGATCGTAGAAGAATTTTCGAACTTCCAGAAACCCCCAGCTAATGTATTCGGATATCTTACGAAACACAAGCTCAAGAAGATTTTAGAATCGGGGGTGCTATAAGATGAAGAGGTGTTTGGTGGCGATGGTGAGTTTCATAATTTTTATTTTCGAGTTTTTGCTGCAACTTATCGGGTTATTCATCAACGCCATCGCCACCATTCCTGTCATCTTCCTACTCTGCATCTTCAGATACCATAACAGAATACAATTCTTGACATCTAAAACTTCATTCTTTATAGTAGAAGAAACAGAAGAAACTTGAGGAGTCACCATGCCAACTTTTAGTTATAGATGCGGTTCCTGTCACCAAACATTCGAGCTCGTCTTACGAATTCGGTGAGAACGATAGGCCAGTTGTCGAACCTTGCCCCTACTGTCACCAAACCAGAGTACAGCAAACTATCACATCGGCTATACCTGTAGCTGATCCGTATTCCGTTGGAAGATATCATCATACGGATGAATGGAGAAGTATCTTAAAAGGAATCAAAGAAAGAAACCCTAAGGCGAACATCAATATCCCATAGCAATGAGGTGCATACCATGGCAATTACTTTAAAACAAGGTCTGATTTTGAAATCTTCGGATGGTGAGTATGTTTACAACATCTTCAACTTCCATGACGATGAAGATATGATGACCGTAGATGTTCTTAATCGTAATCTCGAATCTCTGGCATCGCGCCAATGGTCTAAAGAGAACTTTCAAAAGCAAATCGACAATGGTACGATTGTAGAGTTCAAGGAAGGAGAGATTATCGGAGAATAAGATGAAGCAGAGCGAAAGATTACATACCGAAATTTCTCAACTCGCCGAAAGACTGAATTGTAGTTTCGTAGATGCGGTTTTAGAGTTCTGTGAGTCTCATCAATACGATCCGGAAGATGTGGTCAGGCAAATGGATGGCATCACCAAAGATCGTTTGAAACAAAGTGCTATTGATGAAAGGATGGTAAGAAAGTCCGTATCTGCTGTCGACACTCTCTCGTTACCTCTGGTGAAAGAATGAGCGCTGCCTTCCAAACCTATGTCGATTATGTCTTTCTAAAAAGACACTTCTCCGATGAAAAGTTCATCTGGAGCGAAACCGCTAACTATAAAAGAATGAAACTCGAATCGTTTCTGAAACGAAGAGATGTTTCATTCTTCAATGCTCTTTACAGCGCCTATAAGATCAGAAGACCGATCGTCGATCATCTGATCTCCTGCTTCTTGTACGACAGCGATTTCTGGATCGGTAATGCTCTAAAGGACGAATACATCATGCGACATCAAAATCGAATGATGAGATTCGGTGCGTTGGAACGAACCTTCCTGGATGATGGCGAAAAGATCGAGGAGTATCTGAAAGACCACGAACTCCGTATGGATGCCTTGGTCTTGACATCGGGTATCAAATCGCCTATAATAATGGAACTATACCCCGCCACGATCAGTTTGGAAACCCTGGCAGTTCTGGAGCATCTGACAGGGTTCATCGGATCCTGGTTTCCCATCAACCCACTGCAAAAATGGAGGAGGCTTATCATCCATAAGTATAGTTATCTACTTCGTTTTGAGGAACGAAACGTGGATAAGATTCAAAGTGTATACCAAAACCTAGTGCAATTATAGCGCCAAGCGCATCGCACATCATTTAAGGAGATTAGACTATGTCATTTGCACAACTCAAGAAAGCCTCGAAGACCTCATTCAAACAACTCGCCGAGAAGATGGCGAACGAAGGCAAGAAAGGAAGCTACGACGACAATCGTTTCTGGCAGCCCGATGTAGATAAGTCGGGAAGCGGTTTCGCCATCATCCGTTTCCTACCTGTCGCCGAAGGAGAAGAGTCTCCTTACATCAAACTCTACAATCACGGATTCAAAATCAACGGTAAGTGGTACATCGAGAATTGCCCGACTTCTATGGGTCAAGGCAATCCCTGTCCTGTCTGCGAAGCCAATACCGCTCTTTGGAATACGGGAGTGGAAGAGAACAAGGAAATCGTCCGCAAGCGCAAGCGCACGATGAAGTATATCTCCAACATCATCGTTCTGTCCGATGCCAAGCACCCCGAGAATGAAGGTAAGGTGTTCCTCTTCACTTACGGCACCAAAATCTTCGCGAAGCTGATGAACGCCATCAATCCCGAGTTCGAAGACGAGAAGAGCTTCGATCCATTCAGCTTCTGGGATGGTGCGCCATTCAAGCTCAAGATTCGTAATGTCGAAGGATACAGGAATTACGACAAGAGCGAATTCGGCGAATGCGGTCCGTTGTTCGAAGACGATGATGCGATGGAAGCCGTGTGGAAATCGCAGTATCCTCTCCAGGAGTTCTTGAGCCCCAAGAACTTCAAGCCATACGATGAGCTCAAGACCAAGTTCTACTCGGTTATCAACGCTACACCTATCACTGCTACTAAAGAAGATGGTGGCGATGACGATGACGAGGTTCCCGCTGCTAAAGCTCCTCCGGTACGTCAACCTAAACCTTCTGCCGATACCGTAAAAACGAAGGGATCGAAGGAAGACGACGACGACTTCGAGCTTTACCGTTCTATGCTCGACGACTAAACGGTGTGAGGGTGGGGGTCGCTCCCCACCCAGCTATCG